AGTAAGTGTAATGCTTAATTTAAGATTAGTTGTAATTGTATGTTCATATATGGCGGAACAGCATGAGATAAATAATGTAAGTAAATATGTTATTGGCAAATTATATCAATATTATATTGCCATTAAATTAGAAAATCAAGGAAAGGAGACATAAAATACATGTTACAAGAACAATTTGATTTCTTGGAAGATATAGAGATTGATAAGCCAGATGTGGAATTCCAGAAGTGGAAAGAACAGAAGCGTGAAGCAAAGAGCCGGATGATTGCCATGCAATGTCAGCCTTACGAAGTAAAAAAGGAACGATCCAAGCTCCGGGCAATAGAATTTCTTCAGGAGATGGATAAACGTGGGAAAGTAGCACATGTCAGTGTTGGTGGACTTGATAGCATTACATTGCATGTGTTCTTGAAATCTATCGGAATTGATGTACCGGCAATATCAGTATCAAGTCTGGAAGATGCAAGTATTCAGAAAGTGCACAAAGCGCTTGGTGTGACAATTCTGCATTCATATAAGACGAAGACACAGGTATTGAATGAGGTTGGATTTCCGGTAATCAGTAAGCGTATAGCAGGTAAGATTGCATTGTTACAGAATCCGACGGAAAAGAATAAAACTGTCAGACATGCGATTATTACAGGTGAATGTGGAGAACTCGGACATTTTCAGAAGAATAGCAGGATGAAACTGCCGCAGAAGTGGTTGAAATTGTTCGGAGGGTATGAAAACGAAAATGAAGGAGTGAACTATCAGAAACCGGATTTCAAGGTATCAAATGATTGTTGCTACTGGCTCAAAGAAAAACCATGTGACGACTGGGCGAGGGAACATCAGAGCTATCCGTATCTTGGAATGATGGCATCGGAAGGCGGGCAGAGAGAAGAAGCGCTTACCGATCACGGATGCAACTACTATGGAAAAACCACAATGCGATCGGCTCCGTTTGCTCCGTATATGCGAAATGACATATTAAAGCTGGCATTGGAAATGGATGATTGGTATCACAAAAACATGGATGTGTTTGAGAAGTTGTACTATGAGCAACCTTACAGCAAAGACAAGAATGGAAATGTAATACCATATGAGCCGGTGGATAGCATTATACCAGATATTTACGGCGATGTAGTACAGGATCAGTGCGGAAATCTTCGGACTACAGGAGCACAGCGAACCGGATGTAGTATGTGTGGCTTTGGCATTCACATGGAGAAAAGACCACATAGATTTGATAAATTGCGAGAGCGTAACCAGAAAGAATGGGAGTATTACATGTACCGGTGTTGTACAGATCCAGAGACTGGAGAGAAATATGGCTGGGGAAGAGTTCTCGATTACATAGGAGTTCCGTGGGAAGATTATCCGGCAATTCAGATGGAGTTGCCATTAGATCAGATGATGTAGCGTCGAAATTTGTCGAACTTTGAAAATTGAATAGTGATGGTTGGAGTGGTATAATATCCTTACCAATACGAAGGAGGATATGTATTATGGGTTTAATTGATAACACAAAACAGTTTTGTTTAACATGCAAAAATAAGGGTGTAGTAGACACTATAAGTGCAGAGGACATGGATAAATTTGATAAAGAATATGATAGACTAGATAAAATGGGATGTCTTTCCGCAGATCAAGTTTATGACAAAGCTTCACAAGGATGCAAAAAAGATTATTTCTACTGTCCGTATTGTGAAAATGGACAAAAATATAAAGATAAATATCCTAAGTACAGAGCATAAAAGTGTATGTATTTGATACCAACCATCGAATAATGATGGTTGGTATTTTTTTGCGCAAAAATGGAGGATATGAGCATGTACATAGAAGAAATAACAGGGCAGACGATTATTCCGAATCTGATGGACGATGAGAACGTCTGCATGATTAAGAGAAATTATTCGGGCAAGCTGGAGATCATTGAGCTTGCTACGTTCCAGATTTCGAAGATTAAGAAGTATATGGAACGTAAGGATGTTGCATTTGTTATCGTAAAGGATGATGAAAAGGGAGCGTGATTTTGTTGAGAAAAATGAACGTAAAGAACTATCTGCAGCAGGTACAGAAGATTGATGCTGTGATCACAAACAAGATGATTGAGCGGGAGCAGTGGCTTACACTTGCAAGCTCATTGTCCGGTCAGCCGGATGGAGAGCGTGTGAAGTCGTCAGGATCCAACCAGAAGATGGAAGATTCGGTCGTTATGGCTATTGACGCTGCAAGAGATATTGATAAGTATGTGGCAAGGCTCAGAGATGTTAAGAGCGAGATCAGCGAAGTGATACAGCAGATTCCGGTCAAGGAGTATAATGTGCTGCACAAGCTCTACATTCAAGGCAAGGACCTTGACGATGTGGCAGCGGACAACAAGAAATCATATTCATGGGCGTCAACCATGCATGGAAGGGCACTTGCTCACGTTCAGGGCGTGCTTGATACATTAGAAGCTCTTCCGGAGAACAGCGGGAAGTATCGTTTTCGGAAGGGGTTGAAGCTGTGAGTGAATATCCATGTAAAGGATGTACGGACAGAAAGGTAGGTTGCCATGGCGAGTGTGAAGGCTACAAAGCATTCGCCACAGAGCAACGGAAGAAAAATGAATGTATCAGAAAACAGAAGGATGCTCTGAGCAATTACCTGGATATGAAGCAGGAAGTTGTGGAGCGGGCGAAAAGGAGGAGATGATGCATAGTGATGAACAAGAGAAAATCGATTCCAAAGAAGATACGGCTTTTAGTATATGAAAATTGTAACCATAGATGCGGTTATTGCGGTTGCGAGATCGAATATAAGGATATGCAGGTAGATCACGCAAAGCCGCTTAGAATTGGAGGGGAAGATGATATATCAAATTACATGCCAGCTTGTAGGAGCTGCAACCACTATAAAGCCACTTTAGATGTCGAGGGATTTCGAAAGTATCTTTCAGAAATACATAAAAGGCTTATGCGTGACAGCATACCTTATCAAGTGGCGGAGCGGTTTGGAATCGTTAAGTATGTGTCTGACGATGTAAAATTCTATTTCGAAGAATTGAGAGGTGAAGAAAATGAGTGATATCGGAAAAACAAAGTCACAAACTAATGCCGACAGAATTAGAAATATGTCGGATGAAGAACTGCTTGATTTTATATGCTCAATAGAAACCTATGACGAGGGTAGCGTTAAGACTATCGAAAATGGGGTTTCAATGCACACAGTGACGGAAGTTAGGGTTTGGCTTCAATCAGAAGCGGAATAGGAGAGAATATGGAAAATAGATATTTATTCAAGGCAAAAACCTGCAATGGGGAATGGGTAAGCGGATTTCTACATTGTAAGGAAAATAGACGGTATATCAGCAATAAAGCAGGCGCACCATTTGCATTTGAAGTAAGACCAGATACCATCTGCCAATGTACAGGCTTGAAGGATAAGAACGGCAAGCTGATATGGGAGAATGATGTTGTTAAAGATAAACATGGTAATTTTTATAAAGCATTTTGGCAGGACAATTATTATCAGTTCTCTTGGATTTGTATTAAATCAGATAATAAATTATTTATTGAAGCTAAATGGAATTTATGGAGTATTAAGAACTTTGAAATTGAAGTTATCGGCAACATATTTGACGATAAGGAGTTGGAGAAAGGGGAATGAGTATGAAACCAATATTGTTTAATACAGAGATGGTTCGGGCGATTCTGGACGGACGGAAGACCTGTACAAGAAGAATTGTGAAACAGCAACAGCTTGTAGGGCTATTGCCGGATAAATGTAAAAACGGAGTACCAGAACAATTTTTGAAAGAAAAGAAGCTCATGTTCAAACCATACTGTGATATGACAGATATAGAACTGATAAATACCGCATACAAAGCTCTATATCAGCCGGGAGATATCCTGTACGTTCGGGAAACGTGGCACAAAGGATTAGAACGGTATATCTACCGTGCAGACTACTCCGATACAGAGAAGTTTTACCGAGATGGAAAAGAAATCGGTATGAAATGGCATCCATCCCTTCATATGCCGAAGGAAGCTGCAAGACTCTTCTTGTGTGTAACCAATGTGAGAGTGGAGCGGTTGCAGGAGATCACACCACAAGGAGCGTGGAAAGAGGGTGCGAGATGCTCTTGCCTGCATCCTGTACCAGATTGCGCAGGAAATAAAACCACTTTTGTTAATATTTGGAACAGTACCATCAAGAAGTCCGATCTTGATTTCTACGGATGGGATGCAAACCCTTACGTGTGGGTTATCGAATTTGAGCGACGTGATAAGCCGGAAAGCGAGGGGTAATATGACAGAGAGTGAAGCGGTTAAGGAATTTCAACAAAACATTGACTTACCATTTGGAAGTAACGTATCAAAAGAAGCGGCAAAGATGGCAATACAGGCACTTGAAAAGCAAATTCCTAAGAAACCGCTATATATTGCAAATTTAGGTTGTACAGCATTATGGTTATGCCCAGTATGCGAAAGAAGAATAATCAGAAGTGATTTAGTTTACTGCCATCAGTGCGGACAGAAATTAGATTGGAGTGATGAACATGAGATTGATTGACGCAGATTTGCTAAAGAAGGAAATGCATATGTCCTATTCGGACGATTTAATTGAAAAGCAACCGACCGTTTTTGACGTAGACAATGTCGTGGAGCGGTTAAAGGAAGCATCGTACGAACGGTTCGGGAATGACGGCATGGGCGGAGAGCTTGTAGTTAATTTGGATGATGCAATCGAAATTGTAAAGGCAGGTGGTAAAATCTATGGGAAAGTTGATTGATCCGGAAAGATTAAAGAGCAGATTGGAAAGTTATGCTGAAACATACAAGAGTGCCGGCATGGATGTACCGTATGATATGGCGGTTGTGACGGATATCATTGATCGCAGCATTAACAGTTACAATGTGGATTATGTAGCAGAGAATGTAACGGATATGCTGGAGGGTATCGTTGATGAAAATCTGCTGAAAGACGTGGTGGCATGCATCAAAAGAGGGTATAGTTTGATTGCATACACCTAAAATCAGTATAAAGATTGTGAAAAAGTTGTAAGTTTTTTGACTTATTTGTATAACATGAGACGAGAAATCTGTGTTATATTTAATGTATCATAAATGGAAGTTAAAGGCATCGTGCATTTTGCATGGTGCCTTTTGCTTTATGCCTGCCGTACTCTTTAGCTGATCATATCCTCCGGTGCGGTAGGCTTTTTGTTTGGATGGATATTGTAAAGGATGGTGATTGTGATGGCTAAGCTTACAGCCAAACAGCAGAGATTCTGTGATGAATACCTGATTGATCTGAATGCCACACAAGCAGCTATCAGAGCAGGGTATTCGAAGAAAACGGCATATAAGGCAAGTGATTGGCTGAATGAAAAAAGCCAAGAAAAACCAAGTTCAAAATTTAATAGAGCTATGAGGGAGTACATAGACAATAGACTAGCCGAGAAAGAAAAAGCCTTAATTGCCGATCAGGATGAGGTGCTTAAGTATCTC